TATATTATAACACTTTTGCGTAAAAATTAACCTTTTGCTGTTTTATCTTCTCTTCTCCGACAATTGTAAGCTCGCCGGAATAGCTCTTCCTAACACCTTCTGCTAAAAGGGCTCCGGCATAGCGCTTGGCCATAAAACTTGTTACACAGCTGGGATAAGAATCTTCGTAGGTCCTAATCTGCCAGTCCGGCAGGTTATCATTCAGCTTAGCTGTAAATACTCCTTCGCCGCCTTCTTTAACTTCTTTTTGAGCTTCATTCATTTCTTCTATGTCGTCGGCTTCTGTGGTGCTCTCGTCTTCAGAATACTTAATACTCACGCTATTAAAGGCATGGCTTGTGTTAGTCCTGATGTTGTTCTTCAAGATGTGATGATCAGAAGTGGCGATAAAGTGATTCTGAAATGGCTTATATCGCCCAAAAGCTCGACCAAAATATTCTCCTGTTGCGTTCTCTTGTCCCTGTATAATGGTCTTAGCAACAGCAGTATAAAGATCTGGATTTATTTTCTTCAGTGCTTTTAGCCCTTGCCCGCCTCGTTTAAGAAAAGAAGCTGTCGTTCCTTCTTCTCCAAGGCGAATACTTTGCATTAATCGCATCCAATAAGTTGCCAGAGAATGCTCTGCCTTCGAACAAGGCTTAGACCAATAACGCTGTCCTCTTAAACCAAAAAAGACAGTCATTCTGGGATCGTGCCCATATGGCATAGGAAGAGAAACATAACCAGGATGTCTTAGCTCGTGTTCTTTGAACACCTCCCAAGGCGTTTGGAAGAAGGGAGAATAAGAATTAGCATTGTCCCAAAAACGAGTCCATAATTCGTGTCCTCCATATGACTGCGGAGGAGGAGCAAAAATATTGTCATCCTGTGGTTTTTGGACAAAAACTCCTAGCTTGGTCATCTGGTAAAAAAACTCTCTTCTTTTAGCATCAAACAGAGCCATAGAAACATCTATCGTCCCAAGACCACGAGACATAACCTCTACATATTTTCTTCGAATCTGGGCGGGATTATAAAGCTCATTGGGCGACCAACGACCAAAATGCCTAACATGAGGCTGAAAAATAGCAGTACACAATGCATGCTGGGGAGAGTAGACAGTGATAGGGCTCTCTAAGTCTTGTGCAGGAGCAGCCTCTAACTCAGCACCATACCCCTGGCAAACAATCTCAAGGATCTTTCCTCCTTCTGAAGGAGCGATCTCAACTATCTGCCCTAAAAATCTCGTTTCCAATTGATCCGGTTCTGGAGAATAGCCTAGCCGAATCTGCACCATGACCCCTGCTCTCAAGACATCGTCGTTGAAGGGATTCTCTTTCCTAGTCTCGGCTCGCCACCCTAAAGGATCCTCTGTCTGAAGCTCGTCTTCCGTCATTTCAACATTAGAGAATCGTTGTCTTGTTAGCTTGTGGGCTACATCAGTAATCCTAATAACTGCTAAAGACGCCGCATTGTCTTTAGATTCGGTGATCCTAATTTCCTGTACGGCTGAATAGCTATAGAAGTCATCAAAAGCACGAAAATCTCCTATGCCTTGGCTGCTGTCTTCGTCAATGAAGAAAATTTTGAACGTTGGGAAAGCTCTTCGAAGGCTAAAATCTTTCTTCATTCTGGTCTTTATTGTATTGGCAAGTTCTTTGGAAGCTTGAATCTTCTTGGCCCTCTCATAAAGCCTTCGGTATTTTCCTTCTCGTTCTTCAATAGACTTTGCTACTTCTGGATCTATTGTCTGTGGAGCAGCATCTTCTGGAGAATAATAGTCGTCTCCCCACTCGTCTGAAGACTGCTGAGCCTCTAAGCCAGCTCCTCCGATAGCGGCTCCATCAGGAGCAGAAGCAGGCTGAGCGTCTCCTGTCAAAGTCGTATCATCTGTTGTATTGTTTGTTTCTACTTCTCCGTCAAGGACCTCGTCTACCGAAGCTTGTTCTCCGTCTGGGCCAATATATAATTGTTCAGGGAGCCTTCCCCCTAGGTCTTTAAAGAAGAAATCGCGAGTATGGTTAATTAAAGTCTTCTTGTCTGTCTCTGTCATGCTCTCATCAAGATTCAGCGACGAAGAAGCAGCTACCATAGAAAGAAAAGCTTCATTGGTTTTATTCTCTGATCCGAAGAGAGCAGTAATAGTATTCCAAAGTTCTGTGTTTGCCTTACCTAGCGCAGAATCATTGAACCTCTTCACAGAAGGAGGGCCAGGGGACGCTGGATCAACAACAGAGAGGTCTGATTTATAAGTAATAGCATCTCTTACTTGAGCACCTTCGGTTACGGGATTACTGTCCGGAGGATTAGCGAAGCCTCCTTCCTCTCCTAGATATTGTGCTTCTGATCTATCTGCCTCACTATGTTTTTTTCTGATAGCGTTTAGCTCCAGTGTGTTCTTGGACGCCTGAAGCTTTAAAGATCCTCCTCTAGCGATAAAACGTACTAAACTATTCGCGCTATTGTTCAAGTGTCTTCTAATATATTCCGACATAATGTCGGTATGATCGGTAACCTGACTAACGATGGGGCTCTCCTGAGAGTCATCATATAAATAAAATTCTGGAGTAGTCTTGATTTTAGTGCCAGGAACCTCCGGCAACTTTAAATCTGGATAACAAGAGCCATATTCAGAAACAACAACCTCTATAATTTCGTTATAAACATCTTTGCCAAACAGCTGAGTGAACTTCTCTTTATCCTCTGCTTTTCTCATCGCCTGATCAACGGCTTTGTTCAAGACTTCTTGTAAAAATTGAAGCTTCTGGGCAAGATATCTATCCCCATCAGCTGGCTCGCCTGGAATAACATATCCTCTGACTCCTCTTCCATTCTTCTTGAGCTTGGTCCCCTTGCCTCCTATCAAATCAAGGAGACGCTCTCCTTGACCACCAAGCTGATTGCCGAACTCTCTAAAACGATCTTCCCAAGTTTCCTCTGGCACCCTGCCAGAAAAAGCATTTTTGACGTCGACCCATCCGGTTTCTTTATATCCGAAGGGGATGGACATAACAGGCATGCTTCTGGCCATAGAAGTAAGAGAAATAGCAACATCAGAAAGCAGATCGTCATACCAAGGAATATCTTGAGGCTTATATATGACTTGATGACGAAGTCGTTTCCTCTGCAATAAAGATGCTCTCTCCGCTGCTTCAAACAAAAGCGCTTCTGCTTTTAGCTCAGAGGCACTAGTAGAAAAATCTCCTACTTGATTAATAATAAGCTTGGCTTTCGTTAACAAAGCCTCTACGTCCGGCGTTAGATACCCAGCCAACAAGCTTAGGACTCCCGTCTTTTCCCCCTCGACAGACTTGTTTTTTCTAGAAGGATCTCTTGCTATTTGAGATAATTGTATTACAGATAAACTATCAATAATTTTGCCAGCAATCTTGTTCTTTAATTCTTGGGTGATTGCTCCCCTAGGAGAGAAAGTGAACTCAGGAAATTCTTGTACTAAAAACTCAAGAGTCATCTGGTATATATCTACACCCTCTTGAGAAAAACTCTCGTCTGAAACATTTGCAATAGAGATGTGCTCTATTCCTAATAAAGCAAATATATTATTTTTCGACCCCTCGGGAGAAACGACATCTACTTTGGCTGAAGAGGCTTCTCTTATATCTCCCATATGGCGAGCGTTATAGTTAAGAGTAGAATACATAGACTTAATCTGTTGCAGCGCTTGTCGACCAGCCTCTCCTGCAGCAGACAAGACTATAGTCCCAGATTTGTTTCCCGCGCCCAAAAACTGCCAAGTAGAAGTCTTGTGTCCAACTAATTTGTGTTCTGCCAGCCTATGTCCAAACTGTACACTAGCTGCAACAGGGACAATGTTTTGTAAAGAAGTTGCTCCTTGGTCTTTTCCTCCAACCTCAATGATTATTGGACGAGAAAACAAATTCTTGAATACTTCTCTTTCTTCTACTAGTCCTTCGTATCTCCATCTTCCTTCTCTGGCCAGACTGTTAATCCAATCTGCTCTATTTTGTTGTCTTTCGCTGGCTTCTTGAGCTTTCTTTATTGGAGTTCCCTCTGCCTCTTCTGAAGGCATCTCTGACGTTTCTTCTTGTTGATCGTTTCCTGGTTGTTTCTCAGTCTCAGATTGAATTGTCTGTCCTTGGTATTCCGTCAGACTCTCAAGATTAGTGCCAAACAATGCTCTCTTGGAGATCCCTGCAGGTTCTACAGGAATACCGTCGGCATATATCCTTGTATTAATTTTTTCTCCTCGAATGCTTCTTAGAGTGCTCTCGGATACATTCTTGCGACGAACATACATGTTGCCCGAAACGCCTTTGCCAGAAGGTTTTTGTGGCCTAAAGGCCAACCCTCTCCAGTTTCCTTCTATCTTTTTCCTAAAAGAGAATCCAGGAGGAGCAAGATCTGTATAAGGAAAACCGTCTGCAGACTTACCTTTGTTCCATTTTATTACTTCTCCTGATTTGTCATATATTTTAAGACCATATGTGCTTCCCGATCCCCATTTTATATTAGGGTCTTCTGTATCGAGAATCTTCCCTGGAACTTTGTCTGGCTTGAGGATCTCGCCAGCAGCAAACTTGTTTACAAATTCTGCCAGCTTAGTAGGAATAACAACAGACTTTCCCCCAGGACCCAAATAAGCCCCTTGAGAATAGAATTCTTCTGCTCCGGGCCAGATGGCAACGTTTGCCATGTATTGATTTTTAGCCTGAAAAAACTTTCTCTTTAGCTTCTTTAGTTCTTTTCCCGCTTTCCCTGCTTGTTTATATGCTTCTTTCGCTCTTTTCCAAATGCGGTACTGCTCAAAATCTTTTGAAGAACCAGTCTTCGCTTGCAACGCCTCAGAATACTTCATTGCAAGACGTGCTAACGATCCTCCACGCCCCCTGGTCATTAGAAGGTTCATTATCATCCAAGCGTGCATAGAGATCTCGCTATTGGAATCGAACCCTCCGCGAGCATCAAAAGCTTTATTGCTATGAATACGAAGCTCCCCAAACAACAATCGTGCCATCCATAAACGATCTTGCGGACCCATTACATAGCTAGTCCCATTATCAGCAGTAAAGCGAGCAGACATCCGCTCCCCGCCTTGTTGGGTCACTCTGCCTAGCTTCTGGGCATGGGTGCCGGTTGCTTGTGAAAACCTAGGTACTTCTTGTGCAAGAGAGTCTTTCTCTTTGTCTCCCCACCATTCAGGGGTGGTCCCAAAAAACTCTTTCGGAGTGCTCGAATCAATTCGCGCACCTTCAGGGGGAGTCAAAATAGCATATTCCCTATATGTAAATTTGATATAGTCTGTGTTCCTCTTAGAGAGCATCGGCATGCCGGTCTCTAATTGTCGAGCATAATACTGCCAAGCACCAGACTGAGAAGGAAAGACTACAGGAGTATCTACAGCCCCATACTTGCTCATAGCCCCAACAAGGTTTTCGGTGGCATCTGCAAGACCACGGGTTGTCTTATTCTCCGTATAATCCGGCCATATAGAAAGATTGCGTCGTGCCATCTATCTATTCCTCGACAAATTTAACTGGTATGCCAGAAATAGTACTGCTATACCAGAAGTGATTAGAGAACGGCTTGTAGTTAAATTCAGACAATTGAAGATCCAAGATAATAGCTCCTAGCATTTTCTGACTAATAGACAACGAGCCGAAATGTAACACAAAAGCCATCGAGTCAGTGGAGACAGAGCTATTTTCTCTAGCCGCTGGAGCGAAAAGAGTCTGTCTGATCTTGTTATTCTCAACAAAGACAAAAGGACAATGCAAAAGCTCTCCCATTAACCTTCTTAAGGTTTGCGTTTGTTCGCTTCCCTCCTTGAAAATCAATTGGATTGTAACCATTGCCGCGTCCCGGCCCTTTGGTTGTATGTGAGGAGCCGCAGTGCGAAGAGTTTCTGTTACTTCTATGTCAGCCTCGTTTTGCACCGTTACCGACGTAGCAGGAACGCCCTCAAAATAAATATCATTAATAATCAATGCATCTGCAGGAAGCCTGGCAAAGTCTCCTCTAATATTCCTCTCTTGCGACTCCACAAGACTGTGTAAGGTCTTCGCAGGAGAATCTTGTTTCTTCTTGCTTTTGCTATTGCTAGCAATGTCTTTCGATTTCTTTGGCATTACATATTCCGATAAACTCTATCTGCCAACATTTTAGAATCAAGCGCGTCTCTGTTGTCAGAGACATTAATTCGAGATCTTCTGGCTTCTCCTAGCTGTCTAATTTGTCGCATGGTTTCGTCTAGTCGCTCTCCACTAAAATCAGGAGAAGAGCCTTTTAAGCTAGCCAGCGTAGAAGAATCTCTCTGAAAATAAGCCCTAGAAGAATTCCTCATCCCGGAATTCGGCGGCGTCATGCCTGGTCCCTGCGGGGGAATAGAATCTTCTGGATTAAGATTTCTTCCTCCTGCCGCTCCTTCTACATTAGGATTAGCCGGAAGAGTGCCCGACACAGAAGGAGACATTAATAATATACCAGCTGCTGTCGCTGCGCCCAAGGCCATCGGACCTTTGCCTCTCTTCAACACGTTGGAGACTGCTTTGAGACGACTCCTTCCCGAAGCGGCTGCCCGATGTATTCCGGCCTCTACCCCGGCTTTTCCGAAAACCCTTTGCGCTTTAGCTGCTTGAGCAGCGTCAGCTCTGGCCCTGCTCTTATAAAGAGAGATCTGTTTGCGCATTTCGTCTTCAGGTATAGAAACTCGAGCACGCTTGCTTTGTCTGCCTATATCTAGAGCCGGTCGGACTTCGGCGTGGTGCTCTGCGTATGCCTCGGCGAGTTCTCGGCCCATTGTCTCGGGATTATAAGAATAAGAGATTCCCTTCCTGCCTCCGGCAAAAGAAGCCTCCAATGTTGCTTGCTCTTTGCCTCCTAGCGCTTCGATGGCCTCTCTCATTAACCGAGCGCCTTCTTCGGTGCGCCCTCTCTCTATGGCCGCAGTAGCCCTGCCGTATTTGGTGTATAAATCTTCTGCAGCGTGAGCGCCACCATGTTTAGCCATGATAGTGGCTGTTTCTTCCATATGCCATAGAAGCGGTTCATATTTAGCCTGAAAGTCAGCCCCTTTTAAGGCAGCTGTTCTACGAAATTTTTCCATGGCAATATTGGTTCGACCAATGCCCATTTGGCCAGCATAGTGCTTGGCCCCGCTAGCAAGATGTTCTTCTGCTCCCCTGGCAACGTCTACGGCTGCTGGCTGATTCTCTTCGAACAAATGTTGTAAAGCATAGTGCCGACCAAGAAAATCTTCATAATCGCCTGCTGCAACCTTAGAAAGATAAGCACTCGTTTCTTCTGCTGTTTCTTGATCTGATAAAAACGACGCTAATTGTCTATCCAGGTCATAGTCAAGCCGCTGACCAACGCCCTGCCCTTTACTAACAGTTTTTGTAACAGACCTTCCTTTGCCAGTAATTGTGATCTCGTCTTCTATGTCAGGAGAATAAATAATTCCTTCTTGTGCTCTTACGCCTTGCTCAGCAAATTCCATTTCGTCTATCTTCTGGAAGAAAGTAGGCTGAACACTATAAGGACCAACAGCGGGATATCTTCCTACCAGGCCAACAACTCTTTCTCCCCGCTCAAATGCCTCTTGCTGGGAGCGGATAAAAGCAGCTGTTCCCTCGTCTGGAGCCGCTTCTAGCATTCCTTCAAACATAGGCGAGGCCGTGCCGGAAGTCATTCTGTGTGTTCTCTCAGCAATTTCCTCTGCTTGCTCCTCTAGCGGAAGCCTCTGAGCAGCGAGCAGCTGAGTCCCGACCGCTCGCTCTCTGAGCGTAGCAGCCTTGCTCCATTGTGCTTGTCCTATAGTCTGAAGGTTTCTAGCTGCTTCGGCCGTCTTCCGGGTGGCGTTGTCTGACTGATCTTTCAGGGCATATTGCAAATCAGATAATGCGCTCTCAAATTCAGAACGAACTAATTCCCCAGCATCTGTTTTTAAAGGACCAAGCCGTGGAGCAGTCTCATAACCAGGAATAAAAATCCTTCTAGATCCAAGAGCCTCTGCCTCGCGACCTAAATCAACCCACCTCCCCTCTGCCTTTACCAGCTCATCGGGGCCTAGAGACAAGAAGTCTTCGTCCGCAGCAAAACCAGACATAGCCCTATCAACAATTCCTCTATCTTCTCCAAGCAGGCTCTTCTGCATCTTGGTAAGCTCTTCGACTGCTTCGGGAGCCATCTCAGCAGCCCCAGGAGCTAATCGTCGCTCTACATCGGCAGCCCACTTAGCTCCTAAACCAGGAGGCCCGCCTTTCGCAAGCCAGTGAAACAAAGAAGGTTCCCACTTGGCCATATTGCCGGTTCCGCCTTCTTGAACCAAATCTCCGAGGAACATATGAGTAGACCCGCGAACCCCCACAGATCTTTCAATAGCCCTAGACAAGGTTCCTGCCGTAGTAGAAGAAACAGTTTTCTCACTTAGTTCTTCTGCAATCTCGGTCATTCGATGGACATCTTCTGGGTCCATCATCCCAAAAATCTCTGGAGCATAATCTGTGTTTATTAAGCCGAGTCTCTCGGCGCCTACAGCAATTCTATTCTGAACAGTGGCGGTGAGCTGTTCCATTGTACGAATGTCTTTTCTGGCAAAGAATTCTTCGGAAAGCCCGAGATATCCCATAGGGTCTTTGGCGTATCTCTCTAATTCGCCTACGCTAGTGCCAGTAAGCCCTCTCCTCTTAATTGCGTCCACCCTCTGGGCGGCAAATTCTTGCATCCCGCTGATCTGCTGAGAGAACAATGCATAAGGAGACTTGCCTAAGCGCTCTCCAGAGACAACTACATCCGCCGGAGCGGTAGAGACTCCTAGAGACCTCAAGAATCCTTGAGGATCTGCTCTAGTAATAGTATGCTTAATATCAGCGCCGACAGAGAAAAACTTCTGGATATCTCCTTCGCCCATGTGAAGCATTTCCTTGACATGGGCCTTGATCCTGCCGCTATCTAGAACTTCATATCCCATTAAAAATTGCTGCATGCCACGTCGTCTTCGAATCTTGCTTATTTGGCCTTTGTCTCCAATGCCAAGGCCTTGCCCCGGTTCAAGAGGAATAGGATTCTCAAACTTATAGACTTGCCCCTGTTGAAGAGTTTTGCCTTCTATGTCTTTTAAAATCTCCTGAGACAAAGGAAGACCTTCCTGAACACGCAGCTTATAAGAAGAGACTCTCTCCCACTTCTGTAAAGATGCAGCTTCTCTGGACATTATCCCCATCTCTTCTGCGAGGTGTTTAGAATAATCAGTCTTCCCCGGTTTCAAATAAAACGTAGACAGCCCTGGGGCAACATGGCCGCCAGCAGCGCCTTCAAAACCAGGAGAAACAGCAGGAGAAAATCTAGAAAGCTCTCCTAAAATACCCTTGCGTGCATAAGTACCAGCTTGCTCTGTCTTGGCTATATCGGAAAGCTGCCAGCCTTCCCTAACAAACTGCAGAGGGCGACGATGGACAGGCATTAGCTCTCCCATCGGCCCAAGGAGCTGCCTACGCCAGTCTACATCCCCTAATACACCTTCTGCTACCTGGGCAGGAGACCCCAGGGGCAGGCCACCAGCCTCTATTCCTGCCCTGACCACCGCTGGCGAAATACGGCCTCCCGTATAAACCCTTTGAGAAGCAGCGATCTGCTCTTTCAGCCTAGAGCCAGATACAAGGGTTTCTTCTGGCGCTCCCCAAATCAAGGACTTTTCGGTAACACTAGCCCTGGCTCTCTCCACAGCTTGCTTAAGCCCAACAGAACTTTTGGCCATAGAAGCTTCTGCCTCTAAAGCATCTAGATACATTTGAGAAAAGTTCTTCTTTCGCACTCCTTGACCAGTAAGCTCCCAAGCATTTCTAATTACATATCTATTCCTAAAGCCGGGGCCACCATACATCTCTCCTATATCGCCCCGAAGAGGAAAGTTTAAATAGGTTGCTCCTTTGCCGCCGGAACCTCCAACAGCAGCGCTAAGGATCTCTTGTCCTCCTGCCTTATGATAAGAAGGAGACCAAGCAAGCTCTCCTTCTCTAAAGATCCTTCTCAATCGAGTCTGTATCTCTTCTGCTGATCTCTGAGCTTCCGGAGAAAGTCCTGTAAATGCTGTCTCTGTCTGGCGGAGAGAGAGGTTCATCCCCCTGAACTCTCCCATGTCTTTTGCCAAGCCGGTGTATTCGCCACCGGGAAAGAATTGCTCCACTCTCTTAGAGAACAGGCTCACATCCCCTCCGGCAGCGGCAATCTCTCTTTGAGCTATAGACCCCGCCTCAGCGGCGCTAGGAGCGCCTACAATCTCTTTAAAAATAGAATAGGCCTTATCATGCCCAACAGGTGTTTTGCCCTTTAGAATCGCCTCGTAGGCGCTTGTAGCTATATCTCTCTTAAAACTCGCTGCGGCTTCCGGTCCTACCTCAGTGCCTGCAAAATCTCCTAGTAAATCCAGCCCTGTTGTGCGAGTGGGCCGAACAAAGCGAGACATTCTACTGACTGCTTGCTCCAGTCCGGCATAATGTCCCCCTCCTGTGGCCGAACCTGCTGCTCGAAACAGATCTTTCCAGTTCCCCTTCATACCGAGGGCGAACCCACCGCCTAAGGCTCCTACAGCACCTATCCCCCATAAAGGAGAGCGCTCTTCTCTATAATCAGGCACTAAACACCTATCTCCTTCATAGTCCTGTCTACCAAGCTGGCTCTTTCGTCTTTAATATCTATATTGTACCTGCTTATGCCAGACGCTCCAATATTCGATATTTCTATTCGAGCATCTTTAGCTCCAAAAGACTCTTGCAAAATACGCATGTTTCTCTGCATCAATCCAGGTTTCAACATCTCTTCCTGAGATAATCGTTCTGTCGGAGTCAATCGCCCAATAACCTCTGTTGATACATATGGCTTTCTCGCCAATGAACGCATTCTGTCTCCCCAGATATCAAAATCATGGTGATCCATGCCTTCGTGTTGTAGATATCGTGCTTGCACGTCTTCTAAGTCACAACTGCTGTGCCAGCCGATCCAATCAGCCCCCGGCAAAGAATGAGTATCAAAATATTCTTGAGCCTTCTTCTCTCTTAGCCAATCATCAAAAGAAACCTCTTCTCCGGTTTCGCTTCTCCATTGCTCTAGATCGCTTTCTGAGAAACCATATCCCCCTGCCTGTCGAGCCATAAGAATTTTATTAAGAGTCACGGCTTCTTGGCGAGTAGCTATACGGGCTCTTCTCTTGGCTTCCAAGGCCACCTGTTGCTGGCTCATCCATTGAGCCAAGTAAATACGTTTTTCCTGTTGCGAAACCAAAGATAGGATGCGTTCTCTATCCTCCTCTGTCTTGGCCTCGGAAAATGCCTGGAAAAAGTCTCTTGTACTTCTCGGCATGGCGCTCATCACAGCACCAGGACGTTTAAAAGGATCAGCTCCAAACAGCGTCCTGCCTTGCTGTGCCATAGCAGCAGCTCTAGCTTGCTTGGTGTCAGCAGTTTCGGCTAAACGGCGATACTTTTCCCATTTAAGAATATCGAAATATTCTTGAATAGCACGCTTCTGTTGCACTGGGCCAGGGATCTCTTCATCGCCCAAGGCATATTCCATCTCTTCCATTGCAGGCAACAAGAAATTAGCCAATGGTTCGTTCCAAAAAGACGCTTCTGTCCCTATTGCCTCTGTCTTTTCATACTCCTCTATTGCAGAACGCTGTCTAATAAGCTTAGAGGCAGGAGAAAGAGGAGTTAAGGCCTCTAAAGGAGTCTCTGCCGCTCTGGTTAAATTCTCCCAAATTCCACCGGCCAATCGCTCAGTTGTGCCAAATCGTAACTGTCTGAATTCATCTTCTAAAAGACTGGGCTCTGTGATGCCCTGTTCAGCCATCCAAGTACCATAGTCGGTGTCACCCAGCATGGCCACGCCCTTCATCCGAGGACCAGCCCCAACTATGTCATATCTCCTACCTTCAAGAGCAGGAGTGGCCACAGGAATTCTTTTGCCCAACAAAGCTTCCTCGGCAGTGGCCATGGCCTCTCTCATGTCTCCCCTGACCGCGCCTACACCTTGTAAAGAAACCTTCATAGGCCCAAGCTCCTCGGTCAGAACTTCTCGAGGAGAGAGAACTCTGCTAACCGTCAACATCATTTCAGAAAGCTCTTCGCTCCTAAATTGATATTCATCAAAGCTTCGACGACGTTTCTTTTCTCTTACTTGGTTAAAAGTTTCCTGCACCATCTTTTGGTGCTCAGGAGATAAACTGCTTATTCTGCTCCTAGCCTGTTTTGCAATTTGGCGATATTCTGGACTCCAAAAAGCCACATCGCCAAGGATCTTTACTCTATGAGCAAGGGGATACTCTTCTGGAGAAAGACCTTCTACTTCAGGATGTAAGGCTGCATATCCTGAACCAGCAAGCCGCGTTTCTGCTTCTGGTATCTCCTCTAAAGGGTTGCCTGTCTTCAAGTCCACAAAATAATTATCTGGCATCCAAGGAGCAGCCTGTCGCTCCAAAGGATTGTATTCCTGTAAATACCTTCTCTCATGAGGAATAAAACGTCTTATTGGTTCGCTAAGCCCAAGTGCTCCTCCTAGATTTAGATGTTCCCACAACCAATATTCGGAGCTTGTTCCTTCTCCCATGGTCGCGAGAGTTTCTTTGTTTGGGAAATACTCTTCTCTGCCAGTGATGGCTTCTTGAAGGGCTCCTTCGGCAAAGCCAATAAGACCAACAGCTTCTCTGCGTCGATATATCAACTCGTTGTATAGCTGAGAAGCTTCTTCTGGCGCGACCGGCATACCTGGACTCAGTCCTCCCAGTTCATAAGCAGGGCGTTCTTCTGACTCGCCAGGCGGATAAATCACTCCTTCTTGTAAATCGCCTTTAGCCATCCACTCCTCTGGCCGGACATATTTGCGTGGCTTGAGTAATTTCCCAAAAGTAGCAGCCACCAGAGGACCAACAAAAGGAATATTTTCCCCATAAGTAGAAGTTAGAGGTGCCGGTCTGTCATATTGATGCTTTATGTCATAATAATATTTCCATTCGTCGCTACCAAGAACAGCCTTAAGAGGGTTCAGCAGAGGATGGTGCTCCCATTTCTCTTCTTCCTCTCCCCATAAGCCTTTCTGAAAAGCCCTGGTCCGAAGCCTTTCTAAAGCATGCTTTCTGTAATATTGAACTCGGCCTCCCTCGTAAGAGGTGCTACGCCCCATCTCCCAGAAACGCCCTTTCCTGACAGGAATTTCTTTCTCTCCGGAATAAATAGCGCGTAGTTCTTCTGGGGTCTCTTCGGTAGCGAGGAGGTTTGCTCCAGGAATAGCTGCTCCAATATTCCCAGACAGAAGAGGAAGAGCAACCGTAGAAGCAAGCCACAAGCCTGCCCCTCCTATTGCGCCCATGGCCATAGGGCTTTTTACCTTAGCTAGGCGTTTCCCCACAACAGGAATTTTTTCGAGACGACGGCCAATATTTTGTCGAATCCATCTACCAGCTTTGCCTACTTCGTCTCCTTCTCCATACCAGTCCGAGCGAAGACGAGAGAATATTTCTTCAAAAGGCTTATTAGTAGCAATCTTCTCCTTGGCGGCGGCCTGTAACAGACTCCCATACCCAACAAAACCAGCTCCTAGCGCCCCCACACCAGCAAAACCAAGACCAGTTTTTATAGACAATAAACCTGGGGTGATTTCTTCCTGTCGGCGGACAGCCTTCTGTAGACCTAGTTTTTGAGAAAGTTCTGCTCTGGCGACATTCAGATCTGTAACCATGGATAATGCGCCATGGAACAATCCTTCATCAAACCTAGGAGAAAGCGCAACAGCCAAGCCTCCTATTGCGCCAATAGCTGCCCCTTTAGTCGAAATAGGCCTACCATGTTTTATTCCTGTTAAGCCACCAAGCACCCCTCCTAAGAGAGGTCCGCCAACAACGGAAGCTGCTCCTCCTTCGCTCCTAAGATAATCGTAATAAGATAGAGCAGTAAGGGCACCGCCGGCAAGTAGGCCTTTTCTAACATAGCCTCCCATCATGCCGGCTGCAGAAGACGGCTTGCCCCCCATGCCACGAACAACAGGAATCTTGCTTAGGATCTTTCCGATCCCCGGAACCTCAAAAGGTTTCCGAAGCAAAGTATTGAGGCGCCCCATGGTGGTGGCTGCCTTTGCGCTTATATAGCGTTGTAAAATCTCTGCCTTGGCAAGATATTTTTGAGCCGAGGGGTTTAGCTTTAAAGTCTTCCCAAATAACTTGACCTCGCTTCTATAAGGAGCAATAAGAGGAACGCGAGGCTGTTTCTCTGAGAAAGATAGATTCTTTAGCCATTCATCATAAGGCACCCCAGGGGACAAAGCCTCGTATCTAGCTCGAAGCACGCCCTCTCTGATGGAAAGCTTCTCATCAACAGGAACCCCAGCAAGACGAGCATAATAATCGGCAATTGTTTCGCTTCGCTGAGTGCCAGAAGTAATACTAGCAGCAAGGCCAATTCTTTGGCCTTCTTGGTTGGTTATCTCCCCGAAAATACCTTTTTTCTTGGTAATAGCAGCAGAAAGCGTACTCTCCCCCAAGAATCGACGGAGATACTCCCCATAAATAGTACTGCTTCTAATTTCTGTCGGAGAGAGATCAAAGCGGCTCCAAGACTCAAACGGAGAGAGCGCTTCTGACACCCTAAAAGTTCTCAGGATAGCGGCGGGGAACCCTGCTTCTACCCCTCTGATGCCACTCAAATAATAATCCCATAGCCTGCGCTGACCAATGGGCAAGAACCCTGCCGCTCCTACAGCGGCAGCGCCTAGTCCTGCCTTGGCAAGATTACTCGGGTTCTCTTCTGGCTGAGGCGGCTGTTCGCCAGCCGCTAATATGAGATTATTCGACTTGAGAGCCACGCAACATCACTCCCTTCTAAATGCAGCATGACTCTTTTGCTTTGCCTTCCTAAGGTGCTCTTCTCTGATCTTTTGAACTCGATGGTCAATCTCTTTCTTTTGTCGTCTGGCTTTCTTGTCCATCCTGGTATTTCGCTTGGCTTCCTGGAAGATTCTTGCCTTTTCAGGAGTCATGGTCTTAGAAGGTTCTTTGCCTTCTAGTGCAGCCTGTTGTGCTGCTCCTTCTGAAGAGAAGTCGACCCCTTCTTTTTCTCCAAGATCAAACTTATAGGGCTCTTCTATAACTCCGCCGTCTAACAAGGCCTTCTCTGCCTGAATAAATACCTCGCACATTTCTTGGTAGTCTAGCTCGTTTACATTGCTAAAGGTATATCCTCCAAACACAGAACAGATAGTCCTCTCCATAGAGGGGATCATGGTGTTTACTTGATGTCTATAGGTGTTAAAGAGATTCTGAGTATATGTTATTACGTCTTCAGTAATACCTGATAAATACAGAATCCCCCTGCCCACGCTGTCTACTATCCCGGCAGGAATATCATGCTCATGATAGGCCAGGTTCTCGTCTACTACGCATTCTCCAAATATCTGCTCCAGGATGACAGAACCAGGAGTTCTGGTGTTCTCTGTTAAAGCAAGAGCAGCAGAATACTGCTGTGCTCGCTTTACTGATGGAAGCTTAAAAGGGACGTCTCCCCAGCCGGGAAAGTGAGACACGAAAAGGTGACCTTTTCCTCCCCTGTCCTGGAGATAAATCAAACTCATGGATTATAGCTTGATTGTAAATTGAGCCATCCTCTCTGGAGGAACAAACATGCTATTAATTCGAATTTGTTCCACGATAGCAGGAATTAGCCCTGCTGGCAGAGAAGCTTTCTCTTGAGGAGAGATTTGTGGCCAGAGAACACAACGATCAAAGAGATAATCGTCTATTTGGGTCTCTGATAGACGCTGAAGACTTTCGTCTGACTGTATCTTGTTCCACTCTGCTCTCTTTAGATAACGATAGACAAACGTGCGCTCCCCTATCGGGAAGACAAAGATATCGTTATGAGCTTGTTTCCATTGCATAAGAGCACTAGGACCAGGAGCAGACTCTCCATATTGCTCTTGGATCATCTCTCCAACTTGCCTGAGCCTCTCTGCTGGATCCTCAGAAAGTTCTTCTACCGGCTCCTCTTCGGTCTTGGCAGGGGCGGGGCGTTGCGAGCCTGCTTCTTTAGCCTTCTCCTTGGAAGGAGAAGGAGCAGCGGCAGGCTCGTTAGAAATTCCTTCTTTCTTGTTTATCTCTTCTACCATGGCAGCGTCAGCTGCTACCTCTGCCATCTCGCTCTCGGGATTAAACTTCTCATTGGGATCCCCAAATCCTGCCTTCTCAATCGCCTCCGGATCTCGGGGATCAATCTTCTCTGCTTGTTTCTTTAGATCTACCATTATGTTCTCCTTTCATTATTAAACGCGATTACGCGCCAAGAACGGCATCTCTTCGTATACTGGCTCTCCATTAGAAGAAATCACCTGACTCTGTCCTTGGAAGTATACATCAAGCAACTTCACTACGGTGTGATTAACTCCGTCTGGAGCCTGCATGTCTCCATAAGTTACCCATATATCGCAAGGAGGATATTGATCCGCCCTGCGATGTCTCAAAAGCTCATCATATGAAATACCTGAGTCCTCTAAAAAGTTTCTTGAATACAAAGAGTCTCTTGTGGGAGACCCCTTGCTAGATCCAGACCAAATTGCGTCCTCAAAAACTTCTGCCGCGTCTTCAAATTCATCGTCAGTCAAAGCATGCAAAGAAGTGACTAGACCATGGTAAGCCTCCTGGTCTCCGTCTTGAGCGGCCTGTTTAATCTGTTCGATGTTTCGATACCGTACTCTACCAGGGTCGGCCTTGCCAGCAGCAGCTCTTAATTTGTCTGCGGTCCCTGTAGGAACATCATATGCTCCGCTTTCGCCTTTTCTGAAACGAACATGCCCTCCGCCCTGATTGTGATATCTTTGAAGAGCGAACAACAAATGCCCAGCTTCTTTAAATGCCACCACTAAACTACCAATAATTAAAACTTGCCCCTCCGCTACAAAATCAAAATATGGAGAAGCGTACCCATACACAGGGACACGAGACTGCTCAGATCTAAAAGAGACACTTACGGCGTTGTCAATAAGAACATCTCCGACCATCACCTGTACCTGACTGCCAGAAAAGTAGTCGCTCTCATAGGTGACCAGACCACTTTGCGGATCAATATACGGTTTTGGGGTGTACGGTAACTCCGGCATGTGTTCACCGTCTAGATGTAAGGATTCCTTCGTTTCGCTGCTCTCTCTTCGGCGCTCACAGACTCTCGGTAAAGTTCAGAAGCAGTCCGGGGACCATTAGTAAGCAAATTAGTCAAGACATCCAGCTCTCTGTTAGCGCCCGGTCTGGGCAAGTCAATGTCTCTAGCTACATATTGTATCACTGTTTCTGTATAAAGGTCTTCTATAGAATAGGTGCCTCCGTCGTTCATGAAATCTATTCCCCATAAATTCATGTACATTCTCTTACCATATTCATTATCACCTACAATAGAAAAGTCAAGAGGAGGCAGCTGATCTATTAAAGCAGTAGAGTCTTGGTAGTAGTCCCTGTCTGCCCTAGTGCCCGTACTATATGGGTTTAACCCCAAGACCAAGAGATCGTGCATTGCACTCTTATCAAATAGAGTAAAGACCATTGTTCCAGCAATTGTCCTTGGCCCACGGACATAATCTCTAGGATAAACAGATCCCAACGGACGGACAGGATTTTTTTCTCTATAAATAGACCACGCCAAAGTCTGTATTTCAGCAATAGGCATGGTTGTTGACATCAAATTAGCTTTTTGTTGCCACTTCTCAAAAAAAGACTTTTTTTCAGAAAGAGCCTGGACAATATCATCCAAGACATTCATCTTGGCTATTACCGTAGAGGAGGCTCCATAATACGGAGAGCTAGGATCAGTCCAACTTACCGATCTTAAAGCAGAAAGCTGTTCGTTTGCTTCTTGGATTTGTTCGTCCAGCTCAATAATTTGAGTTTTTGCAGTTGCTTCGTTAACAGGATAATTGAGGTATACCTTGATGTCCGCACCACTAAAACTCCCGCTAGAGAATGCAGAGCCGAACGCTTGCTCAAACGTGCTTTCGCCAACGGCATTTCTGCCGCGTCTTCCACCGGTAGCTATCTTGCCACCAGCAGATTGCGAAGCTCCAGTAGTGGTTCCTAATGGCATGTATCGTCCTTTTGCGACGAGGAGGGAAAGAAAACGCTATTACATAGTCACGCCCTGGCCCTGAAAGCCAAGCTCGTTATTGCGATTATTCTCAAATCGCCACGAGAGCATCCCGTGTGCAATGTAGGTATAGCTATGTTCTGACATGATGTCGTCAATACTCACACCATAACCAGAGTTCAGAAGCTCCACGCCAAGAACCTGCATAGAAGCGACTGCGCCATACTCATTGGCTGCGGCGAGAATAATATCAAACGGCAGGATCTGGTCAGCATACCAAGGATACGCAGGCTGCTGATCGGACGAGACCGTAGTCAGATCGCTCTCCTGGTTGGCAGCAGGTACACCAGGTGCATTTGCACTGCCGGGACCAGAAACAGCCTGAGTAGCTGCCGTCACGTTAGTCTCTCCCTGGGCTTGATAGTCCGGTCGAAGATCGTCAACATCAGACATGAACAGCATTCCGCCCAGTTCGTCAATAAGAGGCTCTGTGTCGAACTGAATAAACACCAGGCTGCCCGCGATACCTCGCTTGCCTCTGGCGATCCCACGCATGTCCGCACTCCCCATCGTATAGATAGGAGCCTTCTCTCTGGATACAGAATAGCTAATACCCTGCAAGGTGCCGATACTCTTCGAACCAAACACCGCCTTGATGTCTACACCACTAAAACTATTGTAGCCTCGGGTGTATTCACTCTGTATAGGCATATTATTCGGCATAGTTTGCTTCCCTCCTCAATTACTCTTTAGTAAGAGAAATGCTCACAGTGATTTGTCGTGTTTCGAAAGCTGGGACAAGCACCAAGCCGACGTCTACATCTCCAATAATTGACATGTCAGGCGTTTGGATAACCTCGGGGGTGTCGTACCTCTTTAGATACTTTGCCTTCTTTGCTTTAAGCAGCTTCTCTTCAATCGCGTTCTTCATTGAAGCAAGAACTGCATCATCGGCCGTTTCGCCGATATAAGGCTCAACAACCTCACGTACTTTGTCTGATACTTCTTTTACAATGCGAACCGTAGACAGACGCTTATAATCAGAACCAGGCAAAGAAGCAGTAGGAGCGTCGGCGATTACTAATCCTTGCGGCTTCTCACGCAACACAACATAGCCTCGGCCAGCAAGCTTGTCCATCTTGCGAACACCAACCTTGTAATGCAGAGAAGCCCCTACAGTCTTCTTGTTTGTCGGCGCACTGTTAGGCGGTAATGATATGTAATACCCTCCATAACTCGGAGCATACGATGCAATATAATTACCATTCTTAGTAACTCGACCAAATTCGTTTGTCAAAATAGGCCAGTCGATGATAACATTAATGAATTTGCCGATGTCGACAACATACTCATTCTCATCAACAAGCTCTTCTCCTTCATCAAGCCAACCGGTAGTAGTAGCAATTAGACCCCCGCCATAAGCACCGTTTCGATACCCAGCCTTACCGGCAAGGAACTTAAAGCCCAAGAGACCATCGCCGTCATCAGAAGAATTCTTTACGTAATAGTCATTAGTAGAAGTATTAAGAGTATATTCCGGCTCGGTCCCAATCCAGACAGCAATACCAGACATTGAATAATCACTAAACGGACGCACACCAATAACACCAGTAGCGTCTACGTTATTAGTCGAATATTCGAACAAGAAATAAGCTAACTGGTAGGCGAAGTTAACTTCGTGAAAATCGCTTGCCTCCAAAGCAGAGCCATCAATCTTGGTCGTAGACGACGCAGAGCCAACTCCAGCAGGCCAAACATCCGCAGTGGCCGAGCTTTCGGAAAAACTCCACCAGAAGTAATATTTGCCTTGATACTCCTCGACATAACACTTACCGAGAGAGTCAACCGAAGACCCCGGAGAAAAATCCCCAGCAGTCGGATAGCTGTTGGCTCCGTTGTCCGTTTCCGGGGCCTGCTGATTATTTCCCTGATCAACGATATTGTAATCGTCAGCGTAAGCATCCATGGGAACCAAAACATCAAAATCATACTCAAGCAAGAGCTTGTAAGCATTGTAAAGCTCTTCGTACAGCTCCATTCGAGACAGGTTAATGCCATCGGTGCCCGCAGTATAAGATGTACCCGCAGCGGTCACGTCTTCCATCAGGACAGGCGCACTAACAGAGCCAATGTCTGTTCCGCCACCACCAGCATTGTCACGATAACCACTAACAACAACCTCGTATTGATCGACAGGATCATCAGGATCGTTGTCATATACAACCAGCTCGGTGTCCTGATTAGTAACAATTAGACGATCCGTTGCGTCGTCGTAATACACAGCATATGTACCACCAGCAGAATCGTCTTCTAGGACAGTCTGGATGGTGTACCCAGTTTCAGAAGTAGCATCTCCGCCCACTCCTTCAAGGATTGCGGGGGTAGCACCAACTCTATAAAGGACGATTTCTTCTGCGCCGGATTTCTTGACCTCGTACATCCCTCGTATCAGAGTGCCATCAGAACCGAACTCACCTTTAGCAGTAGTGGTTTCCCTTACCACGTAAGGATTGCTTCGTCCTTTACCAGCAGTGCCAATAACTAGAACACGAGGAGCGGGGTTCCCGGCCTCTGGCTTCAGCCCGCCATCGTTCTTGATTAAAAATGTACCCGGCAGGTTGTCAAAACCAACCGCAGTGGAGATATCATTGCTAGCCATTGTCTATTACCTCCTAATCACGCTTACTCCGAATTTGCACTCACAGTAAGCAAAATTCGCTTTATCTCTTGTGTTCCCAGGTGTCTTACATCTTCCGAACTAACAAAGTACGATAGCGGATACCTGGTAACCGTTAGCCCCTCAATCTCTGGCCTTTCTCTATCTCCTACTCCTTTTTCTATAACCCTAAATCCGTTAAGAGCGAAGTACCAGAGGTAAGAATCCATCGTTGACGTGAACCAAAGCAAACGTTCTCGTGCTCGCTTATTGGTTCTGGCATACACATTAAATCTAATATGGTTGTCATAGAACTTCCCTATCGTAATTAATTTTTCACCAGGATGCTCTGGATGATCCACTATATCTCTAATGTGGTGCCTAACTTCCTTGTGTGTCGCCGAACCAGCCGGTCCTTGAGAGAATTGCCCAGGAGACCTAGACTGAATTCGGTATGTTATCGTTTCTGTGTCTAATTTCTCGGGAGGATCTTCTTCTACAAACAAGATCCTCTTGTTATCGTCTACATTGTCTGTCCGTTCCCTTGAAGTAAGAGCTTTATGCACCAAAGGGAAAAAATCATTTAATTCTCTACCCTGAGGATACTTGCTAATTTGCCTGTTGTCTCTGGCAAATCGCTGTTGGTACCACTTGACCAAGCCTTGAGAATCTATATTCTCAAGATCAGGTGGCAGGATCATGTTGTCTAGGCGTTGTGCCATACCAAACAGACCATTTCCTTTCTTTCTTTGCTCTACAGCGCCAATATTCTATTCTTCCATTATCAGCGCGGAACGGTTCGGCCTCAATAATCTTATATAGTGCTTCTCTTTTACTTTGTGAAGTCACATTGCCGTTAACATCGCGGATTAATTCAACTATGTAATCGTCTTTAGACGGCTCCACAAAGTATTCCGTATAAAAAAACGTCTCGTCCTCTATTTCCAAAGAACCATCATCCTTATAATACACTAATTCGCGCTCATCCCAAAGATATCCAACACCGTTACATGTTCTGCAATAATAATCTTGATCAGGTTCGTCGGTTACCGTATCCCTGCAAGGACATTTGATTTTATCGCCATTAGAGTCCGTTCTCATGCGTCTCAACAGGCCTGTTCTGCCCTTGGCAATTTCTCCTGCTGAGCCATGAAGAAACTCCTTCATCTCTTGTCTAAGATCTAGTTCTATCCCCGCAATAGTCTCGCTAGCCCAAGGAGAAGTGCTGGTCCCCTGGTAGTCATCAGTATTAGGGTACAGTGTATGCCAAGGATCTAGCATTTTTTACTTTTTCCTCTTGCGATAAGTTCTAACCCATCGACGATTAGTCGATTGTCTCCACGCATTGCCAGCAGGAGTTCGATTAGACAACCCAATACCAGAAGTAGGCTCCCATTCCCTTCCCACGCCAATAGCATCTTCTGCTATGGATCCTTTCACGGCATTAGTAGGTTTTAAACTGGTATCAGGAGAAATCTCTCCTCCAGTTTCTACTGGAACACGCCATCTAGCCACGCATTCCTCAAGATCATCTAATTTTCGCGTGGCATCTATGTCTCCGCCGCCTCTAGAGACCTTTAAATCAGCAAGAGTCTTGCTCATGTCTTGTCCTAAACTCAGCCCAACTGCACCTCTGAGCAAGATTAACTCTGCCATACAAGTAGCCAGCTTCTTCTTGGCCATCGCCAAATATTCTGGATTAGCTGTGCTCGGCGTAGAAAAAGAGACAGCATCAACATATAAACTAGCCTCATAAGCAGCCAGCATAACCGTTTCGTTCGGAACAGAAGAAATAATAGGCCCTAAGTCCAGTCGAATTAGCCGGATGCTGGTGTACATGGGGCTATATGTGGTTGTGAAGAAAGAAGAGAATTCAGTTAACTCAGTTCCGTCGTCTGCGTCTTGTATGCCGCTAACAGCAACCTGCACTAATTCGTTTGCGCTTAACTGATCAGGATCCAGCTCTAATGTGACAATGCTGCCACTAACAGAAACAGAGAAAGAGAGATCCCCCTGCGCATCGTCGTAAGGATCTCCATTAACCGGCGCAGAAAAAACAGAGAAATCACTAGCAGTAATCGTGTCTGGGTTTGGAGCCTCAGAGAACTCTAATACAATAGCGCTCAAATTGATAGGCACGTTATAAACTCTGGTATCAGGAGTAACGCTAGAGACAGTAAATGCCTCGCCATCTGTAGAGACCCCAGCAGAAGCTGCGACATCTACCAAACCAGTTGTGGAATAAGAAGAAGGAGGCGTCTCTATTGATCCGCTACCGGTCTCGAAAGACCAAGAATAATTGTTTTCTAAGAGAATAGCTGGTTTGCAAACAACCTTAAACTGATCTCCTACAGAAAAATTGCCGTCTGCTCCACACTCGACCCACAAGCCGTTCTCCAGCTCTCTCCTGCCCGTAGTAGTAAGGCCAGGAAAAGTATCTAGCGGAGCAGCCTCTTCCCACCAGACATACTCTGCTTCGCCGGTAGGGCCTCCTGTTGTGATCTCAATAAAATATGTCTTTTGAGAGTCTCCTGTGTACCCTCCTCCAAACTCCACGGAACCGGAGCCAGAAACACTTACTTCTTGAGTGTCAAAGACGGTTCTGGTTCTAACACCTGTGTCGTAGTCGTCACTGGTATTCTCGTCGCCAGCAACAATAGCAGTATGTTCTACTCCCGGTGCTAGAGGTTGACTAGGAGTGAAAATAGCTAAAGTGCAATACTCGCTTCCAGTCCCTGAATAATCCAGAGCATCAGTCTCTGAACCGTAAATATCCATTCGCTGGAAAGTGATTTCTCCTTTTACGAAACCAGGGTAATAAGGCGAATCAAGGATTCCTTCATCTTCTATTCCTGGTTCGTCAAGAGGATTATAGTCTGGTCCAAAAACAAAATCCTCATCCGGACCAGTAAGAACAAAAGAACCAGCATTTATACTGGTCTCGTCCATTTCCTGGTCGAACAGAATTTTTACTTGGTCTTTAAGAACTACACCGCGAGCACCTGGAGCAGGATAGACATCAGTAACGCTAGGAGTGGTCGCCAATTAACTCACCTCTAGATAAGCTTTTTCTAGAGCAGTCTTAACACCTTTTCTCTTCTTGTCTTCTTTTTCTACTTCAAGACAAGCTAACAAAAGCCTCTTCATTTCGTCTGCAGGCTTACTCATGTCTCTAATAAGCCTTTTCACTGTATTCCCATTTCTTTGCAATAAAGAACGAGCATCTTCATAATCTTCTTCAGTAGGCTTTGTCTCTTCTATCTCAGGCGGCTCTAAGTCCTGTGGCTCTTCTGCTACCAAAGGCTCGTCCAGGGTAACCGATCTAATATCAGGCTCCTCGCCTAAGTCTTCTTGTCGTCCTTTCTCAATTGGTTCTGGAATATCAATTCCCTGAGTTTTCTTTCTAACAATCTTTCTAATAGCTTGCCGCTGAGGGAAAACATAATTTACTGGCTTGGACTTCTCCACTACGAACGTAGGGGCTGTCTCGTCTGGCTGTATCCAAATCTCCACCAACCCGAACTTATTAGCCGCTTTTTCGATTTTGTCTTTGGAGACAGAGTCCAGAGCGTCCCAATCAAAAGGTTCGCTCATAGGATTGTCTGGCCCAAGATGCAAGTTGTTCATGAACCAAAATGAATTAGGTTTTACTAGCTTGACTCTAACAACGCGCATGGCGCAATCCTTTCTTTTCACTTGACGTCTGTCTTCTGTTAAGGAAAACCAGCTCCCTGTGACCTATTAAACAAAAGAGGGGCGGGGCGTCAAGGCCCCCGCCCCTCTTTAGCGCTTAGCTATTCCACTTCGCCTTATAGCACTGAGGCGGTCGGCGAAATTTCACTCAAGCCAGAGACCGTAGGATCAACCGGCAACGCAATACGGTTCGGCTCCATCGGCACGTTGCGGAACACGCCAATGGCAAGACCGTCGTTATAGACACCAAAATCATACCTCTCGCGAAGCTTGATCTTAGTCAGGTCAACCGACTTGTCTTCCCACTCATCAACCATGACGTCTTCCTCGACGATAAGAGCGCCAAGATTGTCAGTATCACAAAGAATGATATCCGCATAGTCGTTCTCCGTGTCGTAAGGAACGAACGGCGACACGATAACACTCAGCGGTTCGGGGAAATAACTCGGAATGGTCGGCTTACTCCTAAGCGTCTGATCAAGATCCTTGACGCCAGTAGCAGTCTCGCCAGCAGCATTACCACCAGGAGTGTACTGCTTAGTTGAAGACTTGCCAAGACCGCCCTGACTGGCATTGTCCCAAGGACGACCGCTCTGTGGCATATTCACAGGCTGGAACCAAGAGCCAGTACCAGTATTCTTGACGATAGCCTGCATCAAGGGATCCGCCATCCACATTGACCACGTCATCGGGTGAACTACGATAGCATTCGGCCGGAATCCCTGCATCATAAGATGAGAATACCCCTTCACAAGATCCTCCATAACACAGGAACCGTTGCCGCTGCCGCTAATATCCCTACCAGTACATACGCCATAGACAGAAGTAGCCGGGGAAACATTGTCAAACAAGGTAGTGCCCATGCCTGAGATCATACGAAACCCCTTGGTCTCTTTCCAGCGATCTAGTGCCCGGCGGGCTTGCCGCAGATGTAAATTAATAACATCAAAACGACTATTCTTCCGCATTTCCTCAGAGATCTTGAAAGCAAGACCGGTCTTCCCGATCTGGACAGTCATGGTCCCGGGGGAGATGTTCAGCTGCTGTTCGGGGTAGGCCTGACCTTCTGCGAGATCATAAGCAACCAGGCTTCCAACCGCAGGGAAAGTGATCCTGGCTCCACTCTGGTGCTCAATTCGATCAAGCAACTGAGGAATAATAGTCAGTGGCTCTACAGGCTCCCTGACAACTTCTTCGATGGTCTTGGGCAGCCAATACTGAGCATTGGATGTCGCCATAAAGTCTTCCATCTTAAGCTTCTTGTCAAGGACCTCGCTATAGCCATTATTCATCCAGGCGTCGGTATACAGACGATGGTTTTCCCTTTCTGTACCGAAAGCCTTTTCCAGATCCTCTAGCCTCTTAGCCATATTCTTATTACCTCCTTGAGATTACCGGTGAATCAAGTTCACGATAAGGAGCTTCTCTCCAGAATTGCTATAGGTCAGCTGATCAGAACGACCACCAGTAGCGCTGCCCGGAGCCTTCATAATGGCATTAGTCATGCCAGTGTGGATGTTAGGAGAAGTCCCAGATTCAAATGCCGTGCGAACTCTATCCAATGCACCGCGAGGATAATCAATCTCACCGATTACCTGCCCAACAATACCATTCTGATAATTCATGATAGCCTGCTCAAGCTGCCGCGAGACAGCAGCATCTCCGCCACCATCATATGTCGGGTCTGTGCTGTAAGCACTACCACCAGCGTCATATCCACCAGCATTGGCAATGTCCAGCTCGGCCGGAATCAAGTTGCTATCGGCGTTAAACGTTACAAAATCGCCTTCCTTCAGATCGCCAGTGGCGCAGAAGTACGAAGACACTCGAGCTGCACCAGCACTCACACCACTCTCATAATGGTAATAAGTGATAGTGTCAGTATCGGCCCAGCCAGTCGGAATTGAATCTCCGCCAGCTTCGTACAAGAAAAGAACACCAACATCATGGTCAATGTAATAGTCGCCCGAAGCAGAAAGATCGCTGATTGAGCTTTTCTCGCTAGACAGCGCACCGTTTCCTGCGGTAGTTACTGAGATAGGAGTCTCGTCAGTGCTGTGTGCAATGGGATAATATTCCATGACGTAACACACAACATCGTCGCCAGCAGCAACATCGTCAGCATACCTATCTACCGCGTGAATCTGAGTAGAATTGTACCAGCCTCCAGTACCGAAGCCGTTCGTCTCCATGAGACCAGCCGCACCGCCGGTATTGTCGTCATTCATCGTCTCTGCAGATTCCTGAGCAGGAAGCAGGGGGACAATCCCCACATAGTCACAAGTCACAGCAACAAGCTCTTGCGGCTTGTAGTTGTGAGAAGTGTATGTAGTAGGATTTCGGACATCGCTTCCGGCAGCCTGATAATAGTTATATGAAGCGAAACCAATCGGCTGCGAAATGAAGTCCATCGCATACTCTGTCTGTCGAATCAGACCGCGATTACGAAGAGCCGTAGTAATATCCGACGTATCATAACTGGTGGTGCCATTGGTGCTGTATGCACTACCAGTCGTTAAGTCAATAGTACCAGCATTATAATCGTCAGCCGTATAAGTCAACACGTCAGACCCGCCCGGGGCGAAGGCCTTTCGATAACCAGCAAGAACAAGATCCCCATTTCGGTCATACGAAACAACTTTCCCCGCACTTATAGCGAACCAACCGTTAAGCTCCCGCTCATAACGAACAACAGGAAGCCACTGTGCTACTTGCGCTTCGAAATGCGGCCGATGAGATTCTGACCACTCCCAATTAGGAGTAATCCGACCCATCTCATCATAGTACTTATGGCTGGCCGTATATCCTCGATCAATTGCCATAGTTCTAACCTCCTAGTGCTGTGGCTTTTAAGGTGCCACGCTTCCTTCTGGTTAATGCTTACTTGTCAGCGTCCTCGCTGTTAAACAAATCCTCGAACCGAGTCTCCTCGCCCAAAACATCCATGCTTTGCATCTTAATAAACAGACCTCGTGCAGCCTGTTCTTTTCCATCTTTAAGCATCTCTTTGATTCTGTCAATTACAGCAAGCGCCGACTTAGATAGCCCCTCAGGCCTTTGGTTGTTGTCTCCGTCTTGGTTTCTCACGGGATTCTCAACTCTTCCTTTAGGGTCACTAGCCATTCCACTTGAAAACTTTAGCACAAAATCATCCAAATCAAAAGAATCAACGAGGTTTTTGTACTCTTTGTCGAAATCTTCTGCGTCTTCAAAACGTTCGACTGCCTTGCTCAAAGAGTCTTCCTTTTTGCTCAGAACCGCAAGAAGACTGGCGTATTCCTTCTTCAGCTCGTCCATTTGCTGTTGTGTTTCGATGCTATCGTTAACAACAACTTTCATATCAGCGCTGCAAAGACGATACTCGTCTCGAAGTACAGCAACAGTAGCTTCTGCATCCTCGAACTTGCTCTCGATCTCAGCAGCCTTCTCCAAAGCATCTGCTGCCTTCTTTTGGTTGTCGGCACATTGGCTACAAGGACGGTCCACAACAAGCTTGCGCTTAATAAGCTCGGCTTCTGTGGAATGGAATCTATTCTTAAGATCCTCGTCGCTCATCTTCTGTAACTCACAATCCAGACAAGGCTCTTCTCTTGAGTCTCCCTTTTTCTCTTCTTTGTCACAGCCCAAGGCCTTACACTTTCTCTCGATACAAGCCTCGATCTTGTCTTTGCTTCCAGGCCCCTTGTAACGACCAATCAGTCGCCTAGCCGCAGTACAATGAGCACAATCGTTTACAGGGAAGCTCCTGTCGGGACCACAAAAGACACTGTCGGGAAGCTTTTTCCTCTTCTTGGTAGAAAGCTTGGCGTCCTCTAACTCTTCTTTAGAGAGAAGCTCCTCGTCTACCATCTTTTGCAATTCTTTCTCAAAAGCATCATAAGAAATAATTTCTTGATCCTTGGCCCGCTTGTCTTCGTAAGCACTCATGACCTTTTCGTCATCGGTCTTCTCTTCGTCTTTGAGGTCCGATAAAATTTCTTTCATGGCCTCAACCACATAAGAATCATCGTCACTCGCAAACTTCTTCTTTATTGCTTTGAAGACCTCGGCCTCTCGATCAGAAAGCTCGATAGTCTTATCCTTGATAGTGAGCTTCATGCCCGAGTCCTCCTTCTTAAAATCTTGAACACACCACTGTGCGTTACAATCAAATAGCATTTCTTGTTTAACAGCATCCTTCTCGGCGTCTCCAAAACCAGATCCCTCAATAATAATACTAGTATGAGGATCGGCGTCAAAATTGACAAGACTGCATTCTCCTATCTCCATCTTACCAGGGATAAGATATTGCCTTTCTTTCTCTCCATCTTCGTTCTCGTAAATTCTACCCGGAGGGAAATGCTCGCAAAAACCATCGTCTTCGTCTAGCCAATCAGCACCACAAATGCTGCAAAAAGCATGGTCCGAAGTGAAGCCAATAGAGACAGAGTCAAATAAACCTGTTTCTATCTGTTTGATGGTCTCTTCGTCCAGAATATCTGCTTTAAGTCGAGCGAAGCCCAAGCCCTTCCAGTCTTTATTAGCAGCAATCCCTCGCTTAATAAACTTTTTAGCCGCACGGACTCTTTTCTTAAGAGGAACATCAGGAGCTACAAGGTCGTTAACCTCTGGGGCGACAGCAAGAACTTCCTCAGAAAGAGTTGGAACGTATTCTGCACCAACAACCTTGCCAACCGGATCTCCGTCTCTTTGGTGGTGTTTGAGAATAGGACGGGGCTTACCATCAGAAAGACCGCTCACTCCCTCTTCCATCATTGCTGGGATATAATACCGATAATTCAGGTTAGTGATCCCAGCATGAGTGGCGTCCAAAGAAACAGTGAGCTTCTTACTTAAAGAAGTGCTATTGAAAGAATCCTTGAATTCTTTCAGCTCTTCTTCTCCTGGAAGAGCAAGCTTAAATTGATCTCTAAAAACAATATCTGGCATTGCTTTAAGCCTCCAAATTAACTCGTGTTTATTCCTCTTTTACCAAACACGAGCACCAAGGGTGCAACGGAGGCAATTCTTCGTAGATTATAGCATCCGCCTTCGTCCACCGCAAAGAAGATTGTCTACAAATTTCACAGGGTTGCGCGCTCGTCGGAAAAACCTTAATTATTTCAGCGCCTTTCCTTCTATACGAATCAGCCAATCCAGCATTGTATGCTCTCATGATCTCGCTTTCGTCAATCATCTCGGAGCGAACAAACAATGCTTCAAACACCAATCTGGCCAAAGTAGCATTCTCTTTGTCTAAATATCGACTACTGACCAAGTTCTCATCTAAATAAAGAATTATCTCGTCTCTCAGCTTGTCGCAATACCTTGCAACGTGTTGAGTAATTTGTGTGTCTCTGCTATTCGGCAAGACCTCTATTATATCAACACCGTTATCTTCTATCCCAAATCGATAGGCTCTTTTGGCTTGGGCGGTCAGTTTACTCTTCCCTTGTTCAAAAGCCATTCCTATAACAGCCGAAATAGCTTCTTTCTCCCAGCCATCGTTCTTGATTTTTCTCAACACGGAGCTTCTAACGTCTTTATACGTTTCCTCCATCGGCGAAGAACGCTCGAACAAGACGCCTAAAGATGTCGATACAATAACTTCGTTGTTAGAAGGAGCATCTAAGAACATATCCTTATTAAGCTTCGGTGCCCGTCTAGTGCTATGTTGATTTTTCGGCTTATTCTTATTCTCTCCTTGTTTGTTCTTCTTTAAGGAACTGGA